TGACACCGATTTGCAGGTCGCATTCCTGCTTACGCACCCAGTATTGAGTGCTGTTGTAAATACGTCTGTGTCGTTTCATTCCGGGGAGTTGCTTGAGCTCCTGTATCATTCTTTTCCTCAGTAATTTTGCCACATCCTTCAGCGCTGCGCGGGATAGCTCCTGAATTGTATATTGAGCTCTATCAACATTTGAGATGAACTCAATGCCATCTTTTTTTATCTTCGTTACACTAGGCGGTAATGGCACGGTTGACCACCCCCTGGCAGACTAACTCTATCAATTCCCCGTCTTTGTCGTATGTGCGGATGATGGAGTATTCTTTGCCATTGTATTTCAGTTTTGCTTCACCTTCATAGTCAATTGACCGGACAACAAACATTAGTTCCGGTCTTAATCCTGTAGCTGCTGCCTGGTAGAATTCAGACTGACGGATTGATTGTTTGTCAGCGAACACTTCACGCTCAACCGGTGCTTCGATGATATCGCCCATGTCATTTTCAGTGACAGTAACGCTGATAAGTTTAATAATTTCCTTAAACAGCATCTATTCCACCGCCTATGATGTGTATTCTTGGGATAATGCCAAATGTATTTTAAGCATGTTGTATGACTGTTGTAAGCGTTCGCTATCAGGATTGTTCCAGCCGAAGTTAGCCTTTACATACAAAATCACAGCACGTTTAATTAGTGGATCTGTTTCGTCATTTAGTTTTTGTTCTGATACGCCGGATAGCTTCAAATCGCTTTTTGCTGCACTAATAAGGCCATTAATTTCGGCGTCAAAGGCATCTGTTTTTATTCTTAGCGCTTGCTTTGATTCTTCAAGCATTTAGCCACTACCCTTCTTTTTTGACTTTCTGTTTGGTGTCTTAAGTTGGTCAAAAGAGGGTGATTGCTCACCCTCTATTAACCCTCTCTTAACAAGGTCTGTTATGCGTCCCTGGTCGTTGGATTCGAACTCGTCACCAGGTAAAAAGATATGTTCGGGATTATATTTATCCCGAAATGGTTTCAGCACCTTCATTACTTCTTCTTGGTGATAGTTACAAGGGAGTTATTGTCGACTACCTTACCATCAACGAGCATAATGGCCTTGGTTACCTGGTCATCAGTATCATTGTCCTCATAACGCTTAATGGTCATATTGAGGTTGGTGTTGAGGATGTAATCCTTTGGGTTGAACAGGAAGGCCACAACCGTATTTTCTGTGAGGGGTGTTCCTATGCTAGTCATATAATCGTTCAGGATAACAGGTCTACCCAAAAGGCTTCTCTCTGGCTTGCCGCCAATGCCATAATTAATACGAGCAATGGGATGCCCATTATTATCAACCATGCCGACAAACGCCATGAAGGTTTTCTTTGTCATAAACCATACAGCACCATTTTCATATGCCAAAGGCAGAGCAGCTTCTGCATCGACAAGGGTCTGATATGTAAAACCTCCATCGGCTTCGATATCAATGTTCTGGCCTGTAGGAACAGTTTCTTTCAAAATTCCTTTGGGCTTGCCGTCGCCGTCACCGCTGATAATAGCTTGTTCCAGAGCCTTAACCATAGCCTCAACCACGTTGTTCACAAATGTTGTTTCAAACACAGGATAAGCCATGGTATCAACTTCAAGGCTGGTGGATATTGCACATCTTAATTTGTAATAACCAAATGTAATGGATGTGGAGTTAGTAGATTTCTTTTGTTTGTCGCTACTTTGTCCTTCTGTAACCCATGTAGCAACCGGCTTAACATTGGATGTTGGGATAGTAACTCCGCCCTTGTAGGCAGTTCTGGTTACCAGAGGTAGAATCATGCCAGTGGCTTCTATCTTTTCAATGATTTTCTGCATTGTGGTGGTAGGAATCATTACTCCAACTTCACTAGTCTTAGTAGGCCCGGTGTTCGTATTGTTATTTCTAAACTGTGCCGGAATCGCTTCGCCCTTGGCTACATAGTTCATAAATGCTCGCTTATACTCGTCAGAGTTGTAAATGTCGTCATCGTTGTTGTTTCTGGTGCTGTCAACTACACCATTTTTCAGTACGTTAACGGGAGGCTTAACGTTGTTAAGAGCGTTCAAGTTTGCCTGTGCTTTTGCAATTGCCTCGTACTTATTGTCTAATTCCTTGATTTCCTCTTGCTTTGCATTTGCCTCGTCAATTTTACCTTCATCGATAAGCGCCTGTGCTCCATCTATTAAGGCTTTTCTCTGGTTTAAATATTCTTCTCTAGTCATATTTGATATCTCCTTTCAATTTCAAAAGATTTAATTGCGCTTGCATTTTTTGCATTAAAAAATCCGAATCAGCATTTTTGCTAGTGCCGTTCGGATTTTTAACCGTATTTCTGATTTTTTCAATTATTTCCGGACTTAACACATTGGCGAATATTGAATTGTATAATGTTTTTGTCGGCGGCTTCGCGATTTGCCCGTTCTCGTTAATAATCTCGTCTACAAACCCAAGCTCAACAGCCTCTTTTGCGTCCATCCATTTTTCTTCATCCATCAATTTCAGTAATTTTTCCTGCGATAATCCTGTTTTGCTCATGTAAGCATTTGATATAGCCCGGTTCGCAATTTTAAGCACATCAGAGGTTTTATCCATAACATGATAATCACCATGAGCGCTTCTTGAAACATTGTGAATCATCATTAGACCGCTTGGCACTATTCGGCTCTTCCCAGCCATTGCTATAATAGATGCTGCGCTTCCGGCAAATCCCACTATATCAATTATCATGTTTCCTTTGTACTGTGACAAAAGATAATGCATTTCATTGCCTGCAAATAAATCACCTCCTCCGGAATTAATTTCAACTGTTATGCTCTCCCCATTAGCTTCACTTAATTGCCTGGCCACATCCTTAGGACATACAGCTTCAATTCCAAACCAGTCATAAACCCATTTGTCATCATTGTTTACGATCGTTCCTTTAATCGGAATTGTCTTCATCATCATCACCGCCTTTCGTCATCGGATCTACCGGCGCAGTATCAAGCCTTCGGATGGGTTCATCACCACCAGGCAAAGGAGCCATATTCATTATTGCTCTCCACTCATTCGGTGTCATAGCTCCTCTATCTACCATTCGTAGAAGGTTTAGTTTTGTACTCATTGAGGCATATTGTAATGAGCTTGCTTCAAAGATTATCTGATTACCAAAACCCCTTTCTCTCCTAGTGAATAATTTTCTAGTATATTCATTAGCCATTTGTATTGCGTCAGGCTCAATTCGTGATTCGTAATAACTTATCCATTCGTCTTCCGTGTAATCGGAATGGACTATTTTCTCGTTGGTGTTAAAGAAAGCATAAATCCTTTGAGTGGTTCTATCTATTTGCGCTGCATTTGGTACATAATCTTTGGGTTCTATACGAATCGCATCTGCCTTAGCATCAACACCAGCTGCGCCGAATGTAGACGATTCAATAGAAAGATAATTATTTACAAAGTCCTCGACATTCTTTTTCAGATCTTCCGGCCTTAATGATTGAGTATACTTTAATAGCCACCTTACCGCACCACTGTTTCTTATCGCTTTTATTATCCCCTGGTCAGTGGTATTAACAATTTCCATTAATGACGTCAGCGCCTTAGCAGGGCTTTCGCCAAAAATGTCATTGTCACAGAAATCATCCCTCAAATGAATTATTTCAGTGTATGGAAAGGTGTTAATATTCCCATTCAGAAAGTAAAATTTAAGATACAATTCATTATTTTTGTATACTGCATCTACTCCTGAGCATGGTATGGGGTATAACTCTACAGGCAATCCGTATTCATCTCTAATAATTAAAATAAAAGCATTATTATTTAATGCTAGTTGAGTAGCGACTTTTTCTTGTAGCATTTGGCCACTCATATACGGATTTGGTTCCTCTAGTAAAAATCTCATATATGGTTCTGGGTTAACTTCAATACCATTCTTGCCAATACGGATATGTTTTGCCACCAATTTCCCCATAGCCTTTGCTCTTGGCCGAATACAACTTCTCACAATATCAGAATGATATAATTTACCATTCCAAGCATAATATCCGTTTCCCCTCTCTGTAACCATTTCGAAACGTGTTGCTGCAGGGTTTTTGTTAAAGAATCTAAAGAATCTGTTGAATAATCCCAAATGCTCACCTCCTCATATGATGTTGATGTATTCCTCATAGTGCCTTTCAAGTGTTACATATGCATTCAACAACCCAGCAAACCCGTCAATCCTTTTACGTTGTTTTGCTTTTGCTGGTTGTATGTTCCCGTTTTTATCCACGTCTATCGCCACATTTGATAGGTTCCATTTTAGAATTGGTGAATTGTTATAATTGATTTTCTTCGCCGCAAGGTCAGCCCCCAACGCTTTCATTGGCCCTGACAACGTCTTTTTCCCCTGTATAACCGGTTCCATAGCTTCTTTCCCAAAGAATGTTGCCATTTCTTCAACGAAGTACGTTGCACTCCAACTGTCATAGCCTATCCATGGAAGATATATATCTAATTCATTTTGTACTTTAAGGAACCATTCCGTCACAAATTTATAATGAACACGGTTGCCAGGTGTAGTTTCCAACAGACCTTGTTTTTTCCATATGTCATATGGGATTTTGTCCTCTTTGGTTTTTTGCTCCATCAAATCCTCTGGCAACCAGTACATTTGTAATACATATATTGTCGGGTCGTCTTTCACCATAAAAATAACCGTGGCATTAGTCAGGTCAGTTGTTGATGACAAGTCTACACCACCTATACCATACCGCGGTTTCAGTTTGCTCAGGTCATAAGTTGCTGTATTATTCAAATCCTCAAACGACAACCATGTTTCTGTGGATGTCTCCCGAATGTTAAAATCCTTACAAAGCAAGTTTTTGACCAATAGGGGATTTTCTTTCGCCTTTTCGACTTCACCTTTTAAAATGTCATAATTTTTAATTGTGCCAAGGCCTGGATTAGCCTTAACCCAATTCTTTTCATCTAGCCACTCGTCCCTTTTGTCAAGTTCATATACGAAAGCTATTGTCCTTTCGTCTTTGTAGCCATCCGGGTCCTCATAACCATTGATGATCCTTTCGCACTCATCATAAATAACATCGTAAATATCTTCGCGGATAGTGCCGGCGGTTGTCGTGATAAAAATAAGAGGCTGTTTTCTCGCCGAAACACCTCTTACAAGAATATCGTACAACCCTAATCCATTTTTCCATTGATGTATTTCGTCAAGCAATACACAGTGAAGATTTAAGCCGTCCAAGGTGTTGTAGTCACTTGAAAGAGGTTTGAACGTGCCGAAATTGAAAGCCCTACTCGACAGCTCCCCAGTAAGAGGTTTAATCCTCTTTTTGAGAGCCGGGCTCATGATAACCATTGCTTTTGCAGCATCCCAAATCTTTTTTGCTTGCTCTCGTGTAGTTGCCGCAGAAACAACTTCCGGCCCCATTTCTCCATCTGCAATCTGCATATACAATCCAACCGCAGATGCAATAAGTGATTTGCCGTTTTTCTTTCCGACAATCCATATAGCTCGACGATATTTGCGATATCCATCATTATCAACGAAACCAAAAATAGTGCTTATCATTGCTTTTTGCCACAATTCAAGCACTATTTTTTTACTGCCCATTTCACCTTGAGAATGTCTGCAATATTCCTCAATGAAATATAATGCGTGTTTTGCTCTTCTGTCGTCATAATGCCATCTTCCGGGGTTATGTATATCATGAACTATCTTTTTATAAGTTTTATATATTTTTTTACAAACAAGTATTCTGCCACTCTGGATTTCATCCCAATATTGCAAGATGTAATTATCTTGAGTTGACAAAATCGTTGAACCCGTCATCTTCATCCACCACCTTTGCCTCCTTATGCATAAGGTCGGTAAGCTGCTTTATGATACTTTGGTAATTTTTGTTCATTGTATTATAAAGTCTAGCCACCGGACGTTCTCTTTCATACGGGTCCGTCTTCTCAGACTGTGTAAACATTTCAATATAGCCATTTTCCATTATGTCTTTCTCCCAATCCTCAAGGGCCACTCTCATATATGCGGCTCTTTGTATTAATCCATCTATGATTGCCTTTTTATCTTCGTCTATGTTTTTATAAATCCGCTTTAGTCTCTTTTCTTCTTTCTTAATCCTTTCATCTTTTGACAATTCTGTCTTATTCGCCACATATATCACCTCTTTTCTCTGCTGATTTTTGGGTAGGGGGGTCACGCGCAAGCCCTGTGTGTTATTTGGAGG